AGATATTCCATAGGAAAAAGATAAGAGATAAAGATGGTAATGAAGAATATACTGATGATTTTGTAGAAGTGAATGATGATTGTATTGCAGCATTGCGGTATGGCACAGAAGAATTATGGCACGAGGAAGTTTATTCTGGTTTTATTTCAAACTATAGTTTAAGTGATTTAGGTTTATAGGAGATACTTTATGGAACTATTAAAAACTGATAAAGATATATTAACTACTTCTGATATTCTTTCTATTATAGAACAATATGAACGCAATGAAGTACAGGTATTCAATGTATTATGGAAATACTATATAGGAGAAAATGAAACAATAACAAAAAGAAATCCGTTTGCAAATCCAGCAAATGCAGCGGGTTCAAAATTAAATCCACAGAATGCAAATAACAGAGGTGATATTATAACTCATAACTATACTGATGCAAATACACCAAATGCAGTAATTTCTGTACCATATGGTAGGAAAATAGTGAATACTTTTTCAGGATATGCTTATAGGCCAAAATATATTACCTATAAACCCACTGAATTGGTAGATGGTTCCCCAACGGGGCCAAAAAACTCAATGGAAGCTATAAATAATCCTGATATTGAATCACATTATCCAGCTTATGCAAATTTAATGAATAATTATAATATCAATAATGAGCATATAAAAACAAGTAGAGCGGGAAGAAATACTGGAATTTTTGGAGTTTCTTATGAATTATTGTATATAGATGGTGAGTTTACTATGGATAGTAAATTACCAGTAAAGGCGGAAGTAAAATTCTTTACTGTTGACCCACGTGAAATGATACTTCTATATGACTATAGTTCTGAACCGAAAAAGAAAATGGCAATACGGTTTTATCCAGTGAATAATGGAGCTTATAAAGTAGAAGTATATTATAAAGACCATATTGAAATTTATAAAAGGTTGAAAAATGATACATTAAATCAGTCTTTTATTGGTAGTAATGACTGGAATCTAGTAAAAGATGCTCCAGACCAACCTAACTTTTTCAATGATATTCCTGTTGCAGCATATTATCTCGGTGATGAAAGAACGGGACTTATTAAACCTGTCATTGGACTGATAGATTGTTATGATATGCTTATTTCTGATTCAATGAATGAATTTGACAGATTTGCAAACGCATATCTTATTATGAAACGGTTTGGTATAACAGACCCAATGAAGAAAAAGGAACCTAATGCTATATCAGCGGCACTACAGAATTTGAAAAGATATAGAATAATGGAACATTTGGATAAAGATGCAGATATAAAGTTTTTAACAAAAGATATTCCATATGGGTTTATTCAGTTTATGACAGATTTAGTAAAAAATCAGATTCATATACAGTCTCATGTTCCAGATTTTGCAGTAGAAAAGTTTAGTGGTGCTTCTGGTATAGCAATTCAAAGACTATTATTTGATTTTGAGAATCTTGTTTCTTCGGCTGAAGCTGATTTCGACACTGGACTGTATGAAAGGATGAATCTGATATTCAATGTTTATAAAGTATTGGGTAGACCATATTGTCAGTCCGAAGATATTGTTATAACTCACAAACGGAACACACCATTGAATGTACTGGAATTTGCACAGACTGCGCAAGCATTAAAAGCGGCTGGATTCAGTTCTTATCTTGTTACTGATTTTATGCCTGATGATATTGTACCGAATACAGAAGAGGAATTAAGAAGGCAGGAATGGGATAGAGAGAATATGATGCCTAGTGTAGAGCAGACAAAGAAGGATTCTAAAGGTAATCCTATAGGAACATTATATGATATTACTGGAGCAAAATCAAGTTTTGATGAGCAAGGTAAACCTATTGGAAAAGCTTTTAATGATAAGGGCGAACAAATTGGAGAATAAAGGAGTAGAGCTATGGCAAAGAGAGTAGAAGAACCTGTTTTGGATGAAATAAAGCAGGAAGTTGAACCTGTTTTGGATGAAATAAAGCAGGAAGTTGAACCTGTAAAACAGGAAGTTGTTTCGGATGAAACTATTGTAGATGTGATGCCTTCATATTCTGAAGTAGAAAGTGAAGAAGACAAAATAAAGAAGTATGAAGAATTTCTTACTAAATATAAAATTGATTTAGAAAGGGAAGCTGATACAGCCGATACTTCTTTCCATTTTGCGAGTAATGAAGTGCTTTTGGAATTGGCTAAAACCTATAGCGATATTCCATACAGCTATAATGTAAAGGTAGCTGATGTACTTTACAATGAATTGATGCGGAGAAATTTGGTTAAAGAAGCTGAAAAACTAAAAGAATCATTGAATAAGAGTACATGGTATGTGAAACCTTGGATGAGATTCTAATATGCCAGATTTTCAGGTTTTTAGAAAAGAAACAATAGTTCCAGCATTTCTATCCTTATTGAAAAAGTATGAGGATAGAATACAAGCAGCATATTATGATGCTTTGATGAATATACAAGGTGAAATGAAAATAATTTATGATAAATATGCTATCGATGGTATACTAACTACTTCTGATTTAGCAAAATATAATAGATATGCTGCAATAGAGGAACAATTATTGGACATCTTGGAACCTGCTATAAAAAGAGGCTTGTATGCAATAAAAACAGCATTGCCAGAATTGTATAAACAGTCATTCTTCTATAATGAATGGGCTTTAGATATGGTTACTGGTATGCATTTGGGTTTACTTATTCCTTCTGCTGCTCAAATAGCTAAATTGTTTTCTATTGAAGAAATAAATAATAAATTTTATGCAGAATCATTAAAAGAATATACAATAGTATCTAGAAGGAAAATAAGAGAAGCATTGATGAATGGATTGGCTCAAGGTAAAACTTTTGAAGCTATGAGCAGAGATTTATCAAAAGCTATAGATATTTCAAATAGTAGAGCATTGAAAATAGTAAGAACAGAAGGGATGAATGCACTTACTGCTGGTTCAGATTATACATACTATCAAGCATTAGATAATGGTGTTAAAGGATATATGGTATGGGATGCTGTTTTGGATTTAAGAACAAGACCAGACCATGCAGCTATGGATGGAAAGAAAAAGGATATGGAAACTGGACTTTATACATTACCTAATGGTGAAACCACTCCATATCCGCATTGGGAAGGATTAAGTCCAGAGCAGCGATGTAACTGTAGGTGTCTTGAAAACTTCTTTGTAGAAGGGCACGAACCAAAATACAGAAGAACTAAAGAGCAAGGAATTATTCCCTACATGACCTATAATGAGTGGTACAAAAAATATCATGGAGGAGGTGAATAATGGCTGTTAGTAAAAAGCGGAAATCCAATAAAATTAAAAAAGTAATGCATGAGTATAAAATGGGTACATTAAAATCCAGTTCTGGTAAGAAAGTTAAAAGCAGAAGACAGGCAATAGCAATAGCTCTGAGTGAAGCTAAAAGACTAAAATAACGGAGGTGTTAGGATGGCTTGTAAAGGTTCAAAAAAGAAATCTTCTAAAAAGACTTCTAAAAAGAAATAGAAGGAGGTCGTAAAATGGCTAGAAAACCTAAATTGGGTAGTGGCAAACGATTTGCTGCTATTGAAAAGAAAGCTAGAGAAGCTGGATATGAAAATCCAGCAGCAGTTGCAGCAAGTGTTGGTATTAAGAAGTATGGTGTCAAGAAAATGACTAAATTGGCACAGGCTGCAAAAAAAAGAAAGAAAAAGGCGGGCAAATGAATAATAAAACTGCTACAGGAAGTTCACTTTCTTGTTATCTTAATTGGATTGCTACTGAATTGCAGAAAAAGGAGTTTGGAGAGGTGTCCATTAAATTTGTTGTTCGTGATGGAACTATAGTTGATGTAAGAAAGGAGTCGGTGGACACGGAACATTTTAGTAAAACTATACAATAGGAGGTACTTGACAAAATATAAAATGTGTGCTATATATGGTTAATGATATAAAGCTGGCTGGAAAAACCAGAGGCGGGAGATGTTGAATAGCGTCTTCTGCCTTTTTTCGTATAAAGGCAAAGGAGGTTTTAATTGAACAAAGCAAGACAAAGAAAACTTGAAGCTAGACGAAGAAGACTTGCAGCATTGCATGGTGTTCCTAGCGAAAAGGGTTCTAATGTCATTGAAAATTCAAATAAGGATTTGGTTACTGTACCCGTTGTTGTACAGAATGAATCAAATACTTCAAAAACAAGAAAATCTAGAGGAAGACCAATGAAAAGAAGACTTCCAAAATCTGAGTAGGATTAAAATACTACAGGATTTTTGTGAAGGATACAAGGAGAAATAATATGAATGATGAGACTATTACATTTGAACAGGTAAAAGCTTTTTTGGAAGCAAACAGTGATGATGAGACTATTAAAACTTATTTGAAGGGATTAGTTCCAGAAGAACCAATAACTCCTGATAAGGTTAAGGCTTATCTTGATACACCAGATGGTAAAGCGTTAATTCAGCCGATGATGGACAAACGTGTTACTGAAGCATTGGATACATACAAACGGAAAACATTTGATAATGAAGTCAACGCAAGAGTTGCTGCTGAATTATTGAAACGTAATCCAGAAGAGACACCTGAGCAAAAGCGTGTTCGTGAGCTTGAAGAGAATATGAGGAGAATGAAAGAAGAACAAGAGATGGAGAGACTTAAAAGTCAGATTAAAGATTTGGCATTTAAGGAGGGAGTCAGTTTAGATTTTATTGATAATATTCCATTTACAAGTGTAGAACAAGCGAATTTATATATTCGCAATTTCAAAACTGAAATAGAAAATGCAAAAACTGCGAAAGTAAATGAACTTCTTGCAAGTGGTTATAAGCCTGGAGCAGGAAATGAGATAAAATCTACTAATAAAGTTGATTTATCTAAACTTTCGGAGAAAGAAATGATTGAGATGGAAATGGCTGGTGAGCTTGATAAAGCTCTTGGTAAAGTATAATTAAAAATTTAAGGAGATAAATATGGGTCTAGAAAATTTTATACCGACAATATGGAGTTCTAAACTTTTTGTTAGACTTCAGAAAGCTCTTGTGTTTGCTTCATTAGTTGATAGGCAATATGAGGGTGAAATTAGAAATGTAGGTGATTCTGTAAAAATCAATGAGATTGGTAAAATTTCAGTAAATGATTATACAAAATATGAAGCTATTACTTGGCAGAAACTTGATGGTGCACAGAAGATTCTAACTATTGACCAAGCAAAGAGTTTCTCTTTTACAATTGATGATATTGATACTGCACAGATGAATCCAAAGATTATGAATGCTGCAATGACTGAAGCTGCTTATGAAATTGCAGATGTAGTTGATCAGTATATTGCTTCATTCTATAAGGATGCTGGAATAACTAATACTACAAATATGGGTTCTGTAACTACTGCTGTTACTGTAACTTCTGGAAGTGTTATTAAAGTACTTTCTTTTGCATCAAGATATATGTCAGAACATAATGTACCACAAGCTAATAGATTTATTGTTGTTCCGCCTTGGTTCCATCAGAAACTGCTTCTTGCTGAAATTGGTGGTGTTTCTGCTACTGCTGTACCTAAAGTATTTGATGATGGTGCAATGACTAGTGGTTATATTGGTGATGCTCTTGGATTCAGAGTCATTGTATCTAACAATGTTGCTGAAGCTGCAACTGGTGTTTCTGCTATTATGGCTTTCAATAATACTGCTATTGCTTATGCTGGACAGATTAGTAAGATTGAAGCAGTAAAACGTGAGAGTTATTTTGATCAGGGTGTGAAGGGATTATATTTGTATGGTGCTAAAGTTATTAGGCCAGAAGCACTTTGCACACTGTATCTTAAAGAAGGTTCTGAATAATCGGAGGTAAATTATGGGAACGAAAACAATAAATCCAGTAAGTGTAGCTCTAGCTGGAGTTGCAATTACTAAAACTGATACTGGCGGAACCGCGGGTTCTATTATAGTTGCTCCTACCACAGCACAGAGTTCATTGAATTTTGAAGATTTGTTTGTGATTATTGAGAATTATGCTACTTCTGCTTCTTGTACAGTAACAGTGAAAGCTGGTGATGATTATTCAGAAGTAGGCATTGGGAATGCTCCTAGTGTTACTATTGCTTCGGCTACTACAAAAGTAATAGGTGGTAAAGAACTTGAGTCTGCTAGGTTTAAGGATAAAGATGGCTATTTGAATTTGGATATTACTACTGCTGCTACATGCTATGTATATGCAGTAATGAATCCATTTACTGTCCTTAATCCGAAATAATATGGAGTTAAAATAATGCCAATAACTACTGCTACTGCGGTAACTTTGTACACTTCTATAAGCTGTTCTGCTCAAACAATAATAAATAATCATCTTATAGAAGATGTACAAATGGCTATAGTAATGAGAACTAACAATTATTTTACAACTGATATTGATTTACAGGATTATGTAACTTTTGACCCAGCATTGAAAACTATTACTTGCAATGATGTCGATTTCATAATAGAGGGTTTTATTAAAGGATTTGATATTTATGTCTATGGAAGTTATCTGAATGATGGATATTATACATTAAAAAATGTTACTAAGAATGTATTGGAGCTTGAAGACTGCACATTATATAATGAACCATCAGATAGACCAATACTTATATCTTTAGTAAAATGGCCTCAAGAATTAAGCAAAATAGCTTGCAAGATGATAGCATACGATTATGACATAAGACCTAAAAGAGTAGGGATTCGTTCTCATTCTTTGGGGCCTTTTAGTGAAACATATACAGAAACTGGGTTAGATGATTATGGATATCCTATAGAAATAACTGGTGCTTTAGAGAAATATACTATAGCGAGGTTCTATTAGTATGATTGATGATTTACTAACAATGAAAGATATACAGATAATAAGAAAATCACAAACATACGATGGAATGGGCGGGTTTACAGAAACTACAACCGCAACGACAGTAGTAGGAGTTATTTATCAATCTGGAACGGGTGGTAGAAAATATCCTGGAACGGGTGGTAGAAAATATCTTTCTGATAAAATGGTGCAAGAAACCACTCATGTTTTAGTAATGAAACCTTCGAGTTATACTTTTACTTCTAATGATGTGCAAGTAACTCATGGAGGGAAAACATATACGATTATAGGTATTCCTGATGATGTTATGGGGTATGGAGAAATTACCGTGGTGGGATTGAGGCAAGCTATATGATGGATAACAAAGAATTTAATTTTGCAAGTATTCGTACAAACTGGAATGGTGATGAGATTAAATCTTTAGCCAGAAAGGTTGTTGAAGGCAGTGTGTGGGATTTAGCTATGGAAGTAAATTCCAGAGCAAAAGAATATTGCCCGAAACGATATGGATATCTTGCAGCTTCAATCAATGTACAGATGAGTAATAGAGGAACTGAACTTGAATCACCTGAAACCTACAGAAGAATGAATCCTCCA